CATTATAACCCGCATAACGTGCCAACATATTGAACACGCCTTCCAATAACATTTGCTTATCGTTGGCATATGTGTTTTTAAATATTTCGTAAGCATCCTTTAACTCGGTGCTTGTGCCTAACTTTCCTGGTTGAGCAATACCAAACAATGAAGGTGAAGTAATTTCATGCCCCGCAAATATGTTATTTTGTATTAACGTATCTACGGCGGTAAAATCTTCCTTAGTCATATCGGATGCGCCTAAATCATCGATAATGGGTTTACGAGCCGCATCGGTAACAAATGAAAGGATAAACTTTTTGCCATCCGAACCAGTGAATCTTTTTTCAAAGGTTTTTGTAATCTCCATCTTTTCGTCATCCGATGGCTCACCATTTGGCAATGTAATTAACTTCGATGGTGTAAAGCCAGTTGAAGCATTACCCAAAACGTGCTTACTTACCTCTACATCACTTTCTATAAAGTTTAATGCAGGGAAATAACCAGGAAGCGGATAAGCCATTCCGCCAGGTCTATATTCTTTTACAAATAATATTTGTACTTTTTCATTGGTATTTGGATTGAAAGCAGGAATAACCTTTGCTTCTTTCTTATCTCTACCAATAGCTAACCAATCTTCTTTATACCAAAATTGCGTATTGTCTTTGTTGGTTCTTACCCTTGTATAATCTACATGGTTTACACTTGCAATCTGTCTGCCTAATTGTCCCCAAATAACTTCTAAATAACAACCGCCAAAGGTTTCAATGTCTAAAGCTACTTTTCTAGTTAGTACATCTAACATCATTTTGTTTGCAAAAGTTGAATCTTCACCCGATTCGGTTACCCAACCATTGCCCGAAATATACTTTGCCTTGTTGTTTATTATAGCACCATGCTTTGCAGACTTGTTAAATAAGTCTAACAAGTAAGTAGGATAGTCGTTCTTTTCTCCAAATTCAATATATCCTTCGGCTCTTTTTTCCTTGTATGCAGGTTGTTTTGCTTCTGCAAATTTTAGTATGAATATGCTTTCACTCATGATGGTATAATAAATTCAGTTTCAACCCCGATAGGGCTTGTAAATATTGTTGCACTTTGCTTTAAATCCATTATGCCAGTTTCTAATAAATTAAGCCCTATTGGATTTGTATTGCTTGTGCTTGTTTGCTCGTATATGTTGTAAATGTATTGCTCTACTTTAGCGGTACTAAATAAGGTGTTTGATATGTTAAATTTATTATATCGTTGCTTGTATTGGCTTATATCGGCTGCATTAAGCAAAACAAATTTAACCTCTGTGTTTGTAGTCCTACCTGTAAATATAAATAAATAATTAGGCGAAGTTAGCAATTGCTTTTCGGTCAATGTAACAACTATATTTGAAGTAATGCCTTTTGTAAGTACCAACATAACTTAAATAGCAAAATCATTGGTTTTGGTCAAAAACAACAATGCCCCGATATTATTCAGGGCATCGTTTAATTTTATTTATGTTTTATTAGCTTCCAACAGTTAATAAAGTAGCAGCACAAGCATCGGTTACGCTTGGTGCAAGGCTTGGTTCCATAGCGGTGAAAGTAAAGGTGTAACCGTTACGATCTCCAGAAGCAGTACCAGAACCACTATTTCCAGCAGTTGCATGAAGGTGTCTAGTTTTACCTAACAACCAATATGCACCGTTTGCATCTTTAGCTACTGCAATTAATCTATTTTTTGCCAACAACAACAATTCATTTCTTGTAGCGGTTTGCATTCTATTGCAAACAATGGTCAATTCTTGTTGGTAGAAGATAGTTCCGTTTTGTACGTTGCTATTTAAGTTTTCAACAAAGAACGCCGTATCTTGGTCTTGCTCATATTTTCTAAAAACCTTTCCCGTTGCTTTGGTTATTGCAGAAACAGATCCACTAGCTTCGGTAACGCTTGTAACATTACCTTCCTCAATGAAGTAAATTTCTACCAAACCGCCAACACTATCGCGGCAATCTAAACTATATGAACTTGTTAAAGCACATGGCATGATTAATAATTTTTAAAGGGTAGGCACATTTAGTACCTACCCCGATTTTTTATACTATAAATTTAACAATCTCTGCAGGGAAAGCCACCTGAACACCAGCTTTGAAAGCTAAGTGAAACTTAACATTTCTATCATCTTGGCTATACCACATTTCCGCATTTGTTTCATCGCTTAACAAATCAGTACCGAAATACATATTTGAAAGTCTAAGACCAAACAAATCGTTTGTTCCATTTAAACCATGAACTGCAATTACTTTGTAATTTGTTCCTGGAATAGTGAACTCACCGTTTCCGATATTTTGTGAACCGTAGTTAAACAAGTTAGCATTAACGTGAGCATCAACTACTAAGTTAAATGTATCCCATCCAGAGAAGATAACAAAATCTTCTTTACCCATTACTTGTGCAGGGATAGCGTTTTTGATTCCTTTAATAACACTTAAAATGTTAGTTACGGTTAAACTTGTAACGGTTGCACTTACATATGGAGTAGTGTTTGCATCTACAACACCAGCAGCAGCGTTAATGATTTTTATAAATCCGTCGAACTTGTTTAAGTTCATGTTGGTGCTTAACTTATCACCTTGCCAGATTGCAGTTTCTAATTGCTCTGCAACTTTACCAGCTTTTCTGTCCATGTAAGCAGCCTCAAAAGGAACGCTATCTTGGTTAGTGCCTGGTCTTAATGATTCTTGTAAATACTTAGCTTCTAAATCTTTAGGGCAAAGTGCTTCTTGAATCTTGATTTTACCAACAGTCAAAGTTCTTTGAGTGAATGTAGTTGTACCAGAAGCATTGAAAGCGCAACCGCTATCATCTTGGAAAGCCGCATCGGTATCCATGATGTTTACAGTTTGAGCCGACTTTACTTCAACCATTACGTTACCTGCTGATTGAATTAATTGTTGAGTTTTTGCATCGAAAAGCGAAGAAGCGACAATCTCGTCTGCCTTCTGCTTAACGTAGTCTGTAAGTGTTCCTACTGAGAATGCCATTTTTATTTATTTTTGATTTGAGTTAATAACTTTGTAATATTTGAAAGTCTTTCTTTTTTATTGTCGATAACTTGACCGAATTTAGTTTTTTGTACCTCTGTTGGTTCAGACGCAGGAGTTTCAATTAAACCTTCAACCAATGAAACTAAATCATTGAATGCTTGTTTCAATCTAACTTGCTCTGCCATTAATTGTGGTACTCTTGCATCTTCCATTGGTGGCTTTGCTGCCTCAACAGGTGCTTCTGGCATTACAGGCTCGGCTGCTTTAATTTCATAAATCAACCCACTTGCATCAACTTCAATTGCAGAACCATCTGCCATAAGGTATTCACCCTCTGGAACAGGTACGCCATCTTTTGTAACTGCGCCGCCTATTTCTAATTTGTCAATAGATACGCTTGAACCATCCATTAAAGTGTAATCTTTAAACTCTACTGGTGCTTCTTCTGCAACTGGTGCAGCAGCTTGTTCAACAGGTACTTCGTTAAATACCGCTTTGATTTTTTCTAGTAATTCTTTTGCGTTCATAACCTAAATAGTTTTTAATTAATAATATGGTCAAATAGAAAGTATTGCCTTAATTTTTTCAAGCACTTCTTCATCACTCATAGCCTCTTTTTTTGGCTTGTATTGAAATAAACCCTCAACGCTAAAGCCTTTAATTAGTCCATCTTTTACCATGTTCCAAACGGAGTCGTTATTTACTTTAAACGATCCAAACCAACTGCCGTCTGCAATATCTTCATAACCTTTCATTGGCATTTTGCCGTTTGCCCTATCTACTATCCAGCTTTCAAACATGGTAGCACCTTCTACAATAGAACCGCCATCGTGCATAAGATTTACATTTGACTGAAAACCTTTTTGATAATACTTAATAGCTATTTTTTCAATTGTTGCTGCATTAAAAACTGCATAGTATTCGCCAAATTCTTGATCGTTTCTATAAATAGGCATATCTGCAACCATTAACGGACCAGATATAATTCTTTTTTCTAAATTGGTATTGAATTTAGCAGAACCAAAGTTGCCTTTATTATCCCATTTGCTATAACAAATTGCGGCTGCTTGGTCGCTTTCTATACCGTTGTTTATTTCGTATGCTATGCAACGCGGTATAAATTCGTCTTTTGATTCACCTGCTTTTGGTTCAATAACAAATTCGGTGAACTTCTGCCAATTCATTTGAATAGCAGGTCTATCAACCAAAGCAATGTAATTCACTTCGGTATCGTTGTTTTCATCTTCCGATATGTCTAACAAATAAACAGGTAAGTCCATAATGTATATAGTTTATTTTGGGTTTTTGGTCAAATAGCTTATCCAAAGGTTGTTTGTTTTTGTATCCTTCTAATCTTTTGTTGTGCGCTACTTATTTCGGTTTCTACTACATAAGCCTTTATTGCTCTATTACCCATTGCGTTAATACTACGTTGGTCAAGTGTTACTTGATTTGCAGCAATAGTAGTTGGGTTTAATGGTGAACCAGCGTTTAAATTAGGCGCAGATGGTACGGAAGCACCACCGCTACCACCGCCAGGAACTTGAACCGATACAATATTTTTAACCGCAGCAAAACCCGCAGCACCAACGGCAGCCGCAGAAATAAAGTTAAAAGGTGGCGGGGCAGAACCCAATGCTTGTGTAATACCTTTGTAAGTATTTATAATTGATGCAGCAATAGCCAACGCTTTACCTGCTACTGTTTCTTTGCCAGCAACCATTGAAAGATTAGTAATAGCACTTGATACCGCTTCAAGTGATTTTGTTTTAGCTTCTGCTTCTTTTTCTCCAATTTTTACATTAGCTTTTGCGGTATCTTCATTTGTTTTTACAATAGCTGCTCCCGCGGCAATGTTTTTTTCAATCATTTTACCCAAAGCCGAACTTCGCATTTGTTCTAATGAATCGGCATCGTCTTTTGCTTTTTTATCTTCAGCGGCTTTTTGTTCTGCTCTTTGTTGAGAAAGCGTTGCATAAGCATCAATATTTTCTTGTTGTT